TCGCAGAGGGTTTGCTGCTATCGGTAATGATCCTAAGCCACATCTCTTTACTTGGCGTGGGGCTATCGCTCCTTTACCAGAGCTGGCAGGAAACGCCGATGGTGTCGGGCTTCTCGCTGTGGCACCTGAACGTGACGGCGTGGTTCGCCGTATGCCTATGCTGGCTCGTATTGGGGATACACTCTATCCTTCACTTGTATTGGAAACCCTACGCACGCTTGCTGGAGATCCCTCTTATCAAATCAAAACAGGTGAAGCAGGCGTTGAAGCCGTCCGCATCCCAGCATTCCCCGCAGTTGAAACCGATTCGAACGGGCGTATCTGGCTCGCCTGGAACAGCAAGTTCGAGCGTATCGAAGCGACTGCAATCACTCCAGAAAAAGTAAAAGATAAGATTGTAGTTCTTGGACTAACGATTGAAGGTGTTGGTGGGATTATCGGCACGCCGTTGGGTGAAAAGTGGAGCCATGAAGTTCAAGCTGCTGCATTGCAGACTTTGATAGATGGATCAACGATAACGCGATTATCTTATGCGAAGTCTGTTGAATTGCTCGTTCTAGTTGGAATGCTAGGATTATTGCTTTTTGCTGTGCCAAGAGCGTCTGTGAAATGGACTGTGCCACTATATCTAACATTTGTGGGAATCTCCGCATATGGCTCATATTGGCTCTTCAAGGAGTATATGCAGCTTTGGGATGCCAGTTATTTATTGTTAGCGGGTACTTTCACCTTTGGCCACCTAGTTTACAACAACTTTGCTCGTGAAAATCGTTTAAAGCTTCAGATCAAGAAACAGTTCGGAACGTACCTGTCACCAGCTATGGTTGAAAAGCTACAAGAAAATCCTGATCTGCTAAAACTTGGAGGAGAAACCCGTGAGCTCTCAATCATGTTTACTGATGTTCGCGGTTTTACTGCTATTAGTGAGCACTATGGACCTAATGTTCAAGGGCTTACTCAGATAATGAATCGCTATATGACAGCGATGACGAGAAGGATTCTAGAAAACAATGGAACACTCGACAAATATATCGGCGATGCGCAAATGGCTTTTTGGAACGCGCCTTTGGATGATCGTGACCACGCTAAGAACGCTGTACGTACGGGTCTCGCAATGTTGGATGACCTCGATGCTTTTAACAATGCTATCGCACCTGAAGGCGTTCCTCCTTTTGGTATGGGTCTTGGTATCAATTCTGGTGATGTTGTTGTTGGCAATATGGGTTCCGATCAAAGATTTGATTATACCTGCCTTGGGGATTCTGTTAACTTGGCTTCAAGGTTAGAGGGTCAATCTAAACCATATCACGTTCGTATTATTATTGGTGAGCGTACAGCTGAACTACTCGATGGAGAGTATCCGCTTGCAGAACTTGACTGCATCGCTGTTAAGGGTAAATCTAAAGGCGTTCGTATCTTTACAATCGTAAACGGTACAGGAATCGACAGATCTTATCTCAAGTCACACGCTGATTTTATTAAAGCATATCGTCGTCAAGATTGGGAACAAGCTTTGACTTATATCAAAATTTTGAATGGTGCTTTTAAGGGTGAACTAAACGACTATTATGAAATGATGTTAGAAAGAATTGCAGAACTAAAAGAAGCCAATTTACCGGTCGATTGGGACGGAGTTTACCGTGCCACGTCAAAATGAATAAATAGGCGGAGACATTTATTGGAGTTCCGCCTATGGCTATCGGTTCAAGACAGGCATTTAAAGACTATATTCTACGCCGCTTAGGCCATCCTGTAATTGAAATTAACGTAGATGACGAGCAGGTCGAAGAACGTATCGACGATGCATTGCTCAAGTTTCGTGACTATCATTTTGACGGTACACAGCACGTTTATTTGCCACATCAAGTTACAGCTGAAGATAGAACAAATAAGTATATTACACTTCCGGAAGATATGATCGGTGTAACTCGTATCTTTGATGTAAACGATTCATACGGTGCTATGAATCTGTTTAATATCCGCTATCAGCTTCATCTCAACGAACTGTTCAATATCTCCAGCGTATCGGTTACTCCATATGTTGTAGCCATGCGTCATATTGAGTTTCTAGAAGAAGTATTCGTAGGTAAAAAGCCAATCCGTTTCAATCGTCACATGGATAGACTTTATGTTGATATGAAATGGGACGATGATATACAAGTAGGTCAATATATTATTATTGACGGATATAAGACTGTCAATCCAGAAGAGTTTCCTGATGTGTGGGATGATCCGTGGCTAAAAGATTATGCCACACAACTCGTTAAGCGTCAGTGGGGAGAACATCTCAAGCTATATGAAGGCATGAATTTGCCTGGCGGTATTACATTTAATGGTCAACGAATTTGGGATGAAGCTAATCAAAAGGTTGAAGAACTGGAACAGAAGGTAATTAACGATTACTCGCTTCCTGTTACTGATATGATCGGATAAAAATGACAACTAACAAATACTTCCGACCATTTACATACGGTCGTCAGCAAGACTTAGCTGAAGATCTTATTATTCAATCAATCAAGATTTATGGTCTTGACGTGAAGTATTTGCCTCGTACACTTAACGATCCAGATGTTCTTTTAGGCGAAGATCCTGCGTCAACTTTTAACTATGCTGTTGATATTGAAATGTATATTAAAAATACGCAACAGTTTGAAGGCGAAGGTGACTTCTTATCTAAATTCAATCTTGAAATCCGCGATCAGATTACTTTTGTAATGGCACGCAAACGTTGGGAACAGATTACAACGGAAAAAGTTCTTTCTGAAGTTGGATACAATATTCAGATGGAAGATGCTGATACTGGTGCATGGGCAAACTCCGTTTCTCTTCGTTTAGAATCTGGATCAGCTAATGGTTATTCATTAACAAGTACAAGGCCTCTTGAAGGTGACTGGATCTACTTCCCACTCAACAAGAAGCTGTATGAAGTTAAGTTCGTTGAACACGAAAACATCTTCTATCAGCATGGTAAACTCTATACATATGAATTGACCTGTGAACTAGTAGATCGTATGGGCGCTATCGACATTGCTACTGGCAATACCGAAATTGACGCAATCGAAACTCGTTATAGTCAAGATATTCTCAACTATCAGATTACCCTTGAAAGTGAATCTGGTTCAATTCTCAATGAAGATGGCGAGTCAATTCTTACAGAATATAGAGTTGAAGAGCAGAATAAGACAGCCAATAACGAGTTCTTTACTCAGAAGTCGTTCGAGTATATCGACTTCAGCGAACGTAACCCATTTTCTGAGGTGGACCGCTACTAATGTTTGGATCACAGTTCTACCATCAGTCGCTTAGACGCTATATTATCATGTTTGGCAATATGTTCAACGATCTTGTTGTACGTAGATATGATGCTAATGGAAACAATATTCAGGCTATAGCTGTTCCATTAGCTTATGGTCCAAAAGAAAAGTTTCTTGTTCGTATTACGCAAGATCCAAATCTTGACCAACAAATTGCTATGCAGTTGCCTCGTCTTGGCTTTGAAATGACCACTTTAAACTATGACGGTCAGCGTCGTTTGAATGCTCACAATCGCCATATTAAGGTTACTACTGATGAGGATAAGCTAGACTTTAACTATGCTCCAGTACCATACGATCTTCAGTTTAATCTATACGCTTATGTTCGTAATGCTGATGACGGTGCACAAATTCTTGAGCAGATTGTACCTTATTTTGGACCAGAGTGGACAAATAGCCTACGTATTATTCCGCAAACAAATATTACACAGGATATTCCAACAATTCTTAATACGGTATCTATCGAAGATACATACGAAGGCGACTTTGAAACTCGTCGTGCGCTAATCTATACGTTTGATTTTACGGTTAAAGCATACTTCTATGGACCAGTTCGTCGTCAGGGTGTTATCAAGCGCTCTCAAATTGATTTTGGTATTGTAACAAGTAATGTTGGAAATAAAATTTCACTTGAAGATATTGCACTAACAGGGCGTAGTTCACGTATTGTAATTCAGCCAGGCTTACTTGCTAACGGTAGTCCAACAACAAATAGCGCTGCATCAATACCATACAATCAAATTGATGCAGACGACGATTATGGATTCTGCTCAAATACTTTCTTCTATGCAGGAGATGGTCGTAAGTATAATCCAGTTACAGGACAAGATGAATGAGCGAAAAAACAAACTTTGAAGTGAGTGTAGAACAAGCTCTTGGATTACCAGAGTCGTCTCCGCCTATGGTACAAAAAATAGAACCAATAGATGTAAAGGAAACAGCAGGAATTGACGACGATTTTGCAACAGCTCGCAATAACTTGCATCAGATTATTCACAAGGGTAATGATGCTCTTGAGGAAGCGTTACTCGTTGCTAAAACGTCCGAGCATCCCCGTGCGTTCGAAGTGGTTGGTCAACTTATCAAAACTCTTGTTGATGCCAATAAGGATCTTTTAGATATTCAAAAGAAACTCAAGGATCTAAAAAAAAACGACGAGCAAAAAGGTCCACAGTCTGTACAAGCAGAAAATGCTATCTTTGTTGGTAGTGCTGCTGAGTTGCAAGCATTGGTTAATGGTAGAAAGTAATGGCTGTAAAGACATATCTCGGCAATCCTAATCTAAAAGCTGCCGGTGTAATTCATTCATATACTAAAGATGAAGTTGACGAGTATATGAAATGTGCAAAAGATGTTGAATACTTTGCACGTAATTATATTAGAATTGTTAACGTTGACCGCGGTTTAATTCCATTCAATATGTGGGATTTTCAAGCAAAGATGCTTCATACCTTTGCTAACAATCGCTTTTCTATCTGTAAGCTCCCTCGTCAGGTTGGTAAGTCAACTACATCGGTTGCTTATATTCTTTGGCTTATTCTTTTTACAGATCAACAAAACGTAGCCATTCTTGCTAACAAAGGAGCACTTGCTCGCGATCTTCTTGCTAAATTACAACTTGCTTACGAATATCTTCCAAAGTTTCTTCAGCAGGGCGTTATTACTTGGAACAAAGGTAATATTGAACTGGAAAATGGTTCAAAAGTTGTGGCTGCTGCTACTTCATCGAGTGCTATTCGCGGTGGATCGTTTAACCTAATTTTCCTTGACGAGTTTGCGTTCGTGCAACGTAATCTTGCTGATGCGTTCTTTGCGTCAACCTATCCTACAATTTCATCTGGTAAAACAACCAAGATTATCATTGTTTCTACACCAAATGGTATGAATCACTTCTTTAAAATGTGGATAGATGCTACAGAAGGACGAAGCGAATATAAGCCAATTGAAATTCATTGGTCGGATGTTCCAGGTCGCGATGAAGAATGGCGTAGACAGACTATTGCTAATACCAGCGAAGAACAGTTTCGTCAAGAGTTTGAGTGTGAGTTTATCGGTTCATCACATACACTTATCCATCCAGTTAAGCTACGTGAACTAACTTGGACTACTCCATTCAAAGATCAGTTTGGTTTAGATTACTATAAAGTACCACATCCAAGTCGGCTTTACGTCGTAGTGTTTGACGTATCTGAAGGTGTAGGTGGCGATTATTCTGCGCTCTCTGTATTTGACGTTACCGAATTCCCATATATGCAAGTGGCTAAGTATCGAAGTCGTGAGATATCGCCGCTTATGTTTCCAGATGTAATCTATCGTTTTGCCAAAATGTACAATAATGCATGGGTACTAGGCGAAACAAATAATATCGGTCAACAGGTTGTACAGTCTCTTTATATGGATCTTGAATATGAAAATGTTGTAGCTACATTTACTAAGAACAAAAATCTTAGAATTAGTGGTGGTCACAATATGCGTTCAGCCTTTGGTGTAAAAACAACAAAAGCCACTAAAAAGATTGGTTGTTCAAACTTAAAAACAATTGTGGAAAGTAATAAACTAATCATTACAGATTTTGATACAATCGAAGAACTAACCACGTTTGTTGAAACAAAAGATACCTATAAGGCTGAAGAAGGATGTCATGACGATCTTGCTATGACATTAGTGCTTTTTGGATGGCTTATAACACAACCATACTTCAAAGATTTAACAAATAGTGATATTCGTAGAAATCTTGCGAACGAAACTATGAAAGAAATTCACGATGATTTGCTTCCGGCAGGCTTTATTGATGCCGGAGAGGATGTACAATCCATGGAAGATAAGGGGGATCCGTTCTTTGCCGGCAGTATTTCAGATGACCGGTTTTTTGGATAAAAGCCGTATTTTTATAAATAAATCGAACAGGATTTAAGGCGCGAAGAATACTTCGTTTTATAAAAGGAGATAAGTCCGATGGGTTTCCAAGTTTCTCCCGGCGTTAACGTAAGTGAGATTGATCTCACAACGATTATTCCGGCTGTTAGTACGACGACAGGCGCTTTTGCTGGTCATTTTCGCTGGGGTCCGGTGGATCAGCGTGTTCTAGTTGATTCAGAAGACACACTGGTAAAGAACTTCAATACGTCAAGCGCAAATACTTTTGCTGACTTCTTTACTGCAGCAAATTTCCTTGCCTACGGCAATTCACTATATGTTGTTCGTGTTGTTAACGCTAATACCGGTTCTGTTCAAGCACGTAACGCTGTTGCAAACGCAAGCTATAGCACGGGTGCAGTAATTAAGAACGAAGACGATTATAATAACAACTATTCGACTGGTATTGCTGGTGCAGGTCCTTGGGCTGCAAAGTATCCAGGAATCTACGGAAATAGTATAAGAGTTTCTATTTGCCCAACGACAAATGCTTATACAAGTACACTTACAGGTACGTTAACATTTACAAACAATAGCGTAACTGTAACAGGTTCCGGAACAGCCTTTAATACACAGCTAGTGGTTGGTGATATTATTGTTGCTGGACCAGATCGTACAATTGTAAAAGTTGCTGCTATTACAAACGCAACTACTATGACACTTCAAAGCAAGTATGTTGGTAATACTGGTGCTATTGCTGCTGTAACACGTCGTTGGGAATACTTCGACTACTTTTCAGCTGCTCCAGGTACATCTTTTGATGTTGCTAGAAATGGCGGCTCAAACGATGAAATGCATATTGTTGTTGCTGACGAAGAAGGTCAGTTTACAGGAGTTGCCAATACAATTCTTGAAGTTCATGCTGGAGTTTCAAAAGCAACCAGTGCTCGTAGTGAAAATGGTACAGCCATTTACTATAAAGACTATATCAATAAAAACTCACGCTATATTTGGTGGACTGCTCACGCAACAGGCGGAGCAAATATTGGCGCAGGATTTACTCGCGGTCTAAATTGGGGTACTGGTGTTCAATCAAGACCAGTTAACTCGTCTCTAACTGGCGGCCGTGATGGTGCTTTACCTCGTGCTGCAGATTATGTTAATGGATATAACAAGTTCCGTTCAGCAGAAGATGTTGATGTATCACTAATTCTTGGTGGTGCTTCAGATGCAACACGCGCTATTCACATTATCAATAATATTTGCGAATATCGTAAAGATTGTATTGCTGTTCTTTCTCCACGTCAAGCTGATGTTGTTAATAACTCTGGCTATTCTGGTGCTGAGGTAGACGATATTGTTGCATTCCGCAACTCTCTACCATCTACTTCATATGCTGTACTTGACTCAGGCTGGAAGTATCAGTATGATAAGTATCATGACGTATTCCGTTATGTACCTTGCAACGGCGATACAGCCGGTACAATGGTTCGTACAGATATCGAACGTGATCCTTGGTGGTCACCAGCTGGATACAATCGCGGTCAGATTAAGAACGTAATTAAGTTGGCGTTCAATCCAAATAAGACAGAGCGTGATCAGCTTTACAAGAATGGTATCAATCCAATCACCACATTCCCTGGTGAAGGTACAATTCTATTTGGTGATAAGACACTTCTTTCAAAGCCATCGGCATTTGATCGTATCAATGTTCGTCGTCTGTTCATTGTTCTGGAAAAGGCAATCGCTACAGCAGCCAAGTATACACTGTTCGAGTTCAACGATGCATTTACTCGTGCTCAGTTCAAGGCTCTGGTAGAACCATTCCTACGCGATGTTAAGGGTCGTCGTGGTATCACTGACTTCCGTGTTGTTTGCGACGATTCAAACAATACACCAGAAGTTATCGACCGCAACGAATTTGTTGGCGACATCTATATCAAGCCAGCTCGTTCAATTAACTTCATTCAGCTCAACTTTGTTGCAGTTCGCACGGGTGTTGACTTCACTGAAGTTGTAGGAAAGTTCTAATCGGCGAATAAATAGAAGAAAGGTAGGAGTCAAAAATGACCTTCAATGTATCATCATTCGCCGCACAAGGACTACCGTTCGGTGGTGCAAGAGCCTCGCTTTTCGAGGTATTCATGAGACTGCCAGCTGGTATTGCAGAACCAACAGCTGAAGCTCAATTTCGATTTGTATGTAAGGCATCATCAATTCCAGCTTCAACGCTGGGAACGGTAGATGTTCCTTACTTCGGTCGTAAAGTAAAAATGGCTGGTAATCGTACATTCGATAACTGGCAGGTTACAATTATGAACGATGAAGATTTCTTAGTTCGTAATGCTTTTGAAAAGTGGAGTTCTTATATCAACTCTCACGAAAACAATCTTCGTGACGTATCAGTTATTACAGAACAAGGTCTTGCATCTTATCGTACAACTGCTACAGTTCGTCATTATGCTAAGACTGGTGTATTTGCTGGTGGAACAACTGTTGGTGAAGCAGCTATTCCTACACGCGAATATACCTTTGTTAACATCTTCCCGGTTTCAGTTAGCAATATTGAACTGAATTGGGAAACAACTGATGCAATTGAAGAGTTTACTGTAGAGTTTGCATACGATTACTGGGCTGTTGACGCTGACGTTAATGGTAGAGTAATCGTTACCTAAGATTGCCTACTAAATATATTATATTCTTTGAAGGAAAGTAAATGGCAATCGAATTATTTGGCTTCCGTGTAGGGAAGGACGATGACTTTGCTGAAAAGCAAGCAGTTCAGGTTCCTTCCTTCGCACCTCCTCCCAATCTTGACGGCGCAATGGAAGTTGCGCCTGGTGGTGCATACGGAACATACGTAGACCTAGAAGGCACAGCCAAAAACGAAGCAGAACTTGTCACTCGATACAGAGAAATGTCGATGTATCCTGAGTGTGAGTCTGCTATTGATGACGTTGTTAATGAAGCCATTATTACAGATGAACATGATGATGCAATTTCACTTAATCTTGATAAGCTAGAACAACCTGAAAGTGTTAAAAGACGTATCGAAGAAGAATTTAAAGAAGTTTTAAAACTTCTTGATTTTGAAAACAATGCCTATGAAATTTTCCGTCGTTGGTATATTGATGGTCGTTTGTTCTATCATATTATGGTCGATGTTAAAAATCCTCGCAAAGGTATTCAAGAACTTCGTTATATTGATCCTCGTCGTATCCGCAAGATTCGTCAGCCAATTAAAAGAGTACCAGTTGTTGGTCAAAACTCTAAGCTGATTGCTCCTCCATACGAAGAATACTTCCTATTCAATCCAGCAGGTCTTTCGTCTGGTACACTAACACAAGGTGTTAAGATTTCAAAGGACGCTATTTCATATACTCATAGCGGACTACTTGATGCTCGCAACCGTATGGTCCTTTCACATCTCCATAAAGCAATCAAGCCACTCAATCAGCTGCGTATGCTGGAAGACGCTGTAGTTATCTACCGTCTCGCTCGTGCGCCTGAGCGTAGAATTTTCTACATTGACGTTGGTAACTTGCCTAAGGCTAAAGCCGAACAGTATGTTCGTGACATGATGGTTCGTCATAAGAATCGTTTGGTATACGATACAAACAACGGCGAAATTAAAGACGCTCGTAAGTTTATGACCATGCTGGAAGACTATTGGCTTCCTCGTCGTGAAGGTGGTCGTGGTACAGAAATTACTACGCTTCCTGGCGGTGAAAATCTTGGACAGATGGAAGACGTAGATTACTTCCGTAAGAAACTTTACAAGTCGTTGTCTGTTCCTATTTCACGTCTTGAACCAGAAGGTCAGTTTACTCTTGGTCGTCAAGGCGAAATTACACGCGACGAAGTAAAGTTTGCAAAGTTTATTGAACGTCTACGTGAACGTTTTTCACATCTATTTGATAATCTACTTGAGATTCAGCTTCTACTCAAGGGTGTAATGACCCGTGAAGAGTGGAAAGATATGAAGAATGATATCAAGTATGATTTTCAACGTGATAACTACTATGCTGAAATTAAACAGCAAGATATGATAAACAATCGTCTTGCGGTTCTTGGTATTGTTGATGCTTATGTTGGCAAATACTATTCTATAGAATGGATTCGTAAAAACATTCTTCGTTTTACGGAAGATGAAATTAAAGAAATGGATCAGCAAATGGCTACTGAAGGTGAAATTGCTTCGGAAGCAGAAAATGAAGTAATGGCACAAGACGATGCGCGTAATCAAATGATGCAAGATCGTGAAGATAAGCGTATGGCTAAACAACCAAAGCCAGAAGAAGATAAATCAAAAGGTCCACAAAAACTTGAAATTAGAGTTAAGCACGATGTTCCTGGTTCAAAAAAAGTGAAGGAAGAATTTGAACCAAAGCCTCTTACTGAAGAAGATAAGAAGCTAATCGAAAGTATGACTCGTGCTATTGAAAAGGTATCAAAAGCTGATCTTTCTGAAGTCGAAGAGATAGAGATCAGGGACGATGAGTAATTATGGAAGAGCTAGAAAAAGCGAAGCTCTTATCTGTCGCTACTAAACTCGCCAAGGCTGAGATTGAGGAAGCTCGATCTCAGCTAATCGAACAAATCAATTCCATACAACTTATTCCAGGACGCGACGGTCGTAGTATCGTCGGTGCTCATATTATTGAAGGCTCTCTTGCTATTCAATATAGTGATGGTATTGTAGAAAATTTAGGTTCTATTGTTGGTGGACAAGGTATTAAAGGTGATCGCGGTGAGAAAGGAGATAAAGGAGATCCTGGACCACGCGGCGATACTGGATTACAAGGTTTAGCAGGTAAAGATGGTGAACGCGGACCTCGTGGTGACAAAGGTGATCGCGGTGATATTGGTCCTAAAGGAGACAAAGGAGATCAAGGTGAACGAGGCGAACAAGGACCACAAGGAATTCCTGGTGAACGAGGGAAGCCTGGAGAGCGAGGCGAACAAGGACCGTCAGGTCTTGATGGAGCCGCTGGACGAGATGGAGAAAAAGGCAAGACAGGAGAGAGAGGTCCTCAAGGCGTTCCTGGCAGAGATGGAAAAAATGGAAAAGACGGTAAAGACGGAGCAGTAGGACCACAAGGTCCTAAAGGTGACAAAGGAGATAAAGGCGACAAAGGTGATCCTGGTTCCGACGCCGATGTAACTAAGCTAGAAAAGAAACTAGATCAGTTTACACAAGATGTTGACAAACGTCTTTCTAAGGTTGCATTTAAT